CGTTTAACATTGAAAATTTCAACAATTATATTAAATCGCTGTTTGGTTCACAAACCGATTTCAAAGCTGTCTATAATGGAGATAACACTTTTGATATTACCAGACAACAAGGATATTTCTTTTTAAGAACAGAGATCGAAATGTGGAAAAAACTCATAAGTAGAAATAGTGGTAATCACAAAGTAGTCGCGGAAGAGATGCTTGACTATTACGACAAAGGAGCGAACAACAGAAAAGAGATTTTTCAAAAGTTGGTGAAGGAACTCTATCACGGTGAGGACAAAAACATATTTGGTAAATGGGACGACAAAAAGAAAAGATACGAATACGACGCTGCTATGAATCTATACGGAAACAATGAAAATTACAGTAACATGCGTCGTATATATCATAATATCAAAATGTATTCAAGCAGACACAAAGATTTGTTTGTATCATTCAATCCAAATCCACCTACTGAAAAAGAAAAACTTATTTTACGACCCGAATGTGAAAGCATGCCCGATTGGGACATCTAAAAAATGTCCTATATATTTAATTAACATAATGTTACATATTACATCATTCGATTATGTTTTGATGATAATTATATTACTTGTGGTATTTATCAAGCAGATACAAAGTATGTGTTGTGTGGTTAAAGAAAAATTTTGTATAATTTTAGGATCAATAATGCTAGGCCTCATTATCGCTGGTGCGCTAGGAGAGTTCGATTCGGTGAGCAAAGATTGTATTGTTAAAAACACAGATTTCTTCAAAACTTTCAAAAACTTTCAAAAAAAGTTTCATGAAACTTTCAGAGACACCGACAAGTTCACAGAGGACATGAAAAACTATAAGGAGGAGTTCGCTGAAGTGTTGACACATATATTAGTTGCAGAACACAATATATCAAATTTAAATTTATTAGGTTTTACAGAGTGTCAAACAAATGTTAGGTTGTTCAAATACTTTCTTGGCACTATGTTTCAGTCCACGGGGATCATGAGTAATAAAGAAATATCTAAAAGAAAATTATTATCTAATACCCAAATAGTACAGTTTCTCAAATTTTATAATAATAGACCTGATAAGATTGAATTTCCCGAGAATATAGATGATTTAACTATCGATACAGACGAAAAAACATTAAGAACTATATTCAAAGAGATTGTGCTTTACGATCCCTCTATAGGCTTGACTTCCATAATACAAGAATTTCATAGTTTGTTTGACGAATATTGTAGAATCAGAGAGGACATAGAAAAATTGAAGTTTTCTGGAGATAAGGACGCGTTGAAAGACAGAGAAAAAGATAAAAAGAAATTCGCCGACAAAGTTAAAAAAACATATGATGATAACACAAAGATATTTAAAAAATGGGATGATGGAAAGCAGACATACAAAAACAAGAACAATATGAAATCGAATGTCAAGCGACCGTATTTTGAGAAGATATTTGAGATTTCGGATGATACTATTGTAGATGAAATGATCGAATTCGTAGAAGGATGCAAAAGGGATCCCAAAGATATATGGAAGAGACCGATGTATGCAAACAAAACTAATGTCAGTAAAAGCAACAAATCCCAAGAATCGGGTTCTACCATTGACATTCGTAAAATATATGATTCTGTGTGAAAAAAGAAAAATAATATGTAAATATAGTAATGATGTTGATACATATATTAGTTTTAATCGTGTTAATGACTATATTTGTCTATTATATCAACATGTATAATAGCAAGACAACAGAGAGATTTATAACAAGAAAAAAAGGAATAGAAAAACTAAAAACCAAAATTAGTAAGATTTCAAAAATGAGTTTCGAAAAGAAAGTATATAAAAATATTGTCAGGTTTTTGGTCAAATTAAAGACCAAGAAAACAAATACAGAGTTACTGGATATCATATACACTCATTACAAAAATCACCAAGACAAAGAAGCCTTCAAAACATATATTACAGACAGAACTTCGTTGTTAAATGAGAATGATAATATAGATTGTAAATTATTCAACAAATGTGACGCTCCTTCCAATGTGTGTGGTGCATTACTATCGAACATGACAAAATCCATGAAAGAAACTGAAAACTGCACTCGTTACAAGTCTATTTTAGACGATATAAAAGAGCTGGTAAATGAAAAAGGCGAATCTAACGAAGAATAAATTTCTTGAAATAAATTAAACAAAAAATGATTTTAGAAATATGCTTAGCTTTATTTAGTCTAATTGTTATTATAATCATTTTTCAATTTTGTAAATGTGTTGAAATTGAAAAGTTCGAAAACACTATATTAGAGAGTGAAATAAAAACCATTAATATGAAAAAGCAGTTGATGTCTACAACAGAGGAGTTTATTACACACGATGATATTTCGTTATTAGAAGAATCCACATTACAAATGTTATCCGGTATTCAAAATATCAAAAACAAGTTGAAAAAAACAGAAGTTGATGAAGAAATTGATGAAACTTTGATAACCGAATTAAATGAAACAATATACGAAGAAGATGAAGATGAAGTTGATGAAGAAATGGAAGATGGACTTGATGATGGACTTGATGATGGACTTGATGATGAAGAAGACGACGAAGAAGATGATATAGTGGAGGGATTTATGGAACGATCAACACATAATTGTCAATCATTCAAATAGACCGCTTTTCCGGTTCAACATATGTATAATTAAGATACTCGAAAATATCTTTTTCTGTTTTGAACGTATGATTCACAGATTGCTTATTTTCTATATAAGTAAGACTTTGTTCGTTAAGGGATAAACCCATCGAGGTTGCGTGACGACGCATATCCACATTGAATTTGAAATTGCCGGTGAAATACAATAGAGCGAATGGATACTCGTGTGGTGGTGTGTACAAAATATCGATCCGTCTGTATGTTTTGTGTTTGGGTAACTTACATAACCCCATGAATTTAACTTCACCGTGTGCGAGAACATTCTCGAAATCAATATAGTTTTTTTGTGTTAAGATATTGATCAGTTTGTTCAACATGTTTGTGTTTCCTGTCAACAAAATATCTATATCGCTGCTTTGATTCGCTTTGCGTCTGTAACTACCTGCTATTGTAAAATCAAAATCTGTTACGTGCATTTTCAGAAAGTCTTCGTGTTTAACCATCTCTTTATAAGGGATTTTCTTGGTAATGTGTTCGAAATAGTTCAGTCCAATCTGTTGAATGTTATTCAACAGATTATGATTTGATCTCAAGTCCTCTATTGAACGAATGTTGTGATTTTCGTATAGATCTTTTGCTTTTGCAGGTCCAATACCATGAATTGTCTGAAGTGTGTCAATGATAGCGTAAGTATCGTTTTTTAGATACTCGTCCACTTCTTCAAGATTTTTGTTGTTCTTCAGAAGATATTGTAATTTTTGTTGAGTTTTAGCACCCCCAACATGTTTCACATCTTCTATTGTAAGGATGGGTGTTTTAGGCACCTCCAACAACGCTTTACTGTACGCTCTAGTTTTGAAAACATCCGTTTTCTTGTATTTCTTCACCAGAACAGATAGATTGTAATTGATAAGATCGTTATACTGCATTCCTATTTATTATATCAATAATATCCAATAACTTAAATCTAATTTTATTTGTCAATTTCTTTTTCACTTCGTCGTTGTTAAACATATTAAGGAATTTCTTGTGCGCATACGGATTCCTTACCAACAATTCGTCCTCGATAATTAATGAAATACATTGCAACAACAAATACAACAAGTTTTCATTCTTGTTATCCATGATAATTGCATTCAATTGATTGATAAAGACAGTGAATAGAACATCGATATTATAATTTATTTTGAACAAAGCATTATCGTTTATAATGATCTGAATCATTCTCATTCTACAGATAATAGATTCATTGGAATGATTTCTTTCTACAAATTCCATATACAACTCGTTCGTGGTATTTAAAGAATTGTAACTGGATATATCAAAAATATTGATAAAGCGATCAATGAAAGATTTTATTTCACATTGGATAGTTTGCTTTTGTTGATTGCTAACTATCGAACAAGTGGATAACAGTTTGATTAATTGCCATAAGCATAGAGTGGCGGTGTTTGATCTCTCAACATAAACAAGAATCTGATCTATGAACAACACAGCATTTCTCTTGGTTAGTTTCAACAATATCTTTTGAGATATTGTATCGTAATTAGTATCGGAAATTTTGTTCAGCAAATTCAGAATGTTATCATTCGACTTGTCTGGTGTTTGTATGATATTTGCTTTTTGAATTTTCTTGTAATGATTGTGTTTCGACAAAGATTCGAATTTCCTCAATATATATTGAAACTTGCATTTGAACTTATTTTCCAAATCATTATTCACACTTTGTTTCAAATTTTCAAAAGTTTCCACCGTCAATGACATTTATTCTAACGACCATGTATATTATTTAAATAAAATTGAAACAGTTCTTTATAATAATATGGATGCTTATCTTTNGGAGATAAACCAAATATATCATACATATAACATATGCAAAAGCATTATTGTTGTAGACTCATTGCATATAGATCATTTATATAAACTAATGCAAAAACAAGATTATCCAGTAACCACAATATACGATATTGAAAGGATAATAGATAATCAAGCAAGAATACTATTACTTGAATTTGAAGAAGTAGAAAACATGAATAACAATATTACATATTTAGATAAAGATGAGATCAACATGATCATATGTATTGACAACGAAAAAAGGTTGAGACAATTTGAAAATGTCCATCATATTTTTTTATAATATTTAAATAAAATGATATTTACTAAAATGCCAGCATACGCTAAGAAAAGTTTCTTAATGATATTAGTTTTGTCTACAATATTAATGATTACATATTTGTGTGTTAAATGTATGAAATCTAAATCCAAGGAATCTTACACTGAAAATAGCACAAAAACACTCATTTTCTTTAAAGCAAGTTGGTGTGGACACTGTAACCGTTTCAAACCTGTTTGGGATGAATTCGTGGAAGAATGCCAACAAAAGAATGAACGAACCAAACTATTGGAACTCGATGTTGACAATGAAGAAGCCAAACCATTGATGGAGAAACACAATGTTAGAGGTTTCCCGCATGTTGTTTTGGTTGAAGACAATCGTGATGATATTGTGTTTACTAATAATCGTACCAAGGAGGATTTACTCGCTTTCTTGAACGAAAATGCTCATTAAACTATTGTAACCTATATCAATCAATTCATCAATTTGTTGTTTGTTAAGGATAAATTGTAATTGATATATATCGAAGTTTTTAATGGTTTTGGGAATACATATATTGCATACGTATTTTATTTTTGTGTTTTGTTGATAAAGACTATTGAAAAGACTTTCAAACAACAAACTCAAGTAATCTCTCAAAGTTTTTATTTCCATTTCAGTGTTTTCAACGGACGATATGTTCAGTCCTAGGGTATCTACAGGGAATTTATCGAAATAATCTATAGGAAAATTGCTAAAGATAAGACTGTCTACATATATATCGTTATAATATTTAACTGGCTCGAATATTATAGGAACGCTTGCGCTCATACGAATTGCTGTAATAATTTTCATTTCGGGATATGTATCTACGGATAGGTATTCTCTTTTCTTTTGTGTAAGGTTAGTTACAGGTATGATTATATTCTTACCGGTTATTTTTATGAGATCTATGAAAGTTATGTCTTCAGACAACTCTTTATATGTCAAAATCTTTTTGACACTGTAAGTAATAACTTCCCCATCATTTATTCCGAACTTTTTGAATATGTTTAGTAAATCTTTCACAGAATATTTGAATAAATGCTTAGATTCGTCATTTTCGCATATTTGAACGAAACAATCTCTCATTTCCTCCCAAGTGTAGTTTAAGGTAATCATTAGACATATAACCGATCCACCAGAGGATCCGATTAGATTATATAGTTCGTCGATTTTATTCGTTTCATGCAAATACTTAATGCAACCTATAAAAGCAATAGTATAGATACCACCACCAGATAAAGCGATGTTATGGAACATATTATATTATTTTAATTAACATATAGGTATGAAACAATTAAATATATTTGAACTACAAAACTCTATTAACAAAAAGAAACAAAACAGGACTCAGATCTATGAAAATGTTCTTGAAAAATGTCATCTGAAAATAAAGACAGCGGCCAGTCAAGAGAAATATGAATATATATACGACGTTCCGCAATATATTGTAGGTTTGCCTTTGTACAATATCAACGAATGTATGGATTTTATAATTAATCAGTTAAATGACAATGGATTCCGAGTCAATTATCATTTCCCAAAGCTTCTACATATAAGTTGGTATCCACCGAAAGAAGAGAAACTGATAACCGAAATAAAAGAAGACCCTGCGCTTATAATGCATTATATTCCGTATAAAAACGATAAAGGCAAATTCACACTGAATGTTGATTAAAAAATAAAATTATATTTAATTAATTTAATAATCAGAAAACAATGAGTTATTTGAATATTAATTACAGTACCCTTGAAGATGCTTGGGGTTCAAATTTTGAAAAGTCTAAAAAAAAGAAAAACTCTGATGTGTGTAATGTGTATAATAAGAGAAACTCGACCAAAACATCAAGACCTTATAAATCTTTTCAAGAATCCTCGCATATTAAACCCATGTACGAGGACGAGGATTACACCAAATATTATGGTTATAAAGATGGTAGACCATTCTCCAGAAAAAGTAACAAATTGTCCAAATACAATCTTAAGTTTCCATACAAAAGACCTTCTGTCTCAAACTATTACATTTCGGACGAGGAAGAAGAATACATTGACGAAGAAGATGAGGAAAACATATACGAAGAATCGTTTGAAACCATCAAACCCATCATACAATCCGCGAATACATTCGAAAAAGCGTCCTCAAAAAAATCGAATAAACAACCGAAACTTATCAGAACCAATTTTAGTTATATTGACGAAGAACACAATGCCAATCTAACTTACAAACAACCTATTGTGATTGAAGAAGAAAACGACGATGACGATTACATACAAGAAGAAGTCTTTAGTAATTTGAGAAAGAAAGTCAGTCCTACTTTCAAATCACATATCAAGAAACAAATACCTTTGACACAACCCGAAGAGGAAGACGAGGATTATTTCACAAATATTGTTAAAAATTACGAGTCAGACGAAGAATTCGACACATATTTATCGACCAAGAAAAAAGCAAATGTGTATAATGAAGAAGACGAGTATGCTAATATTATGCAATCTGTTTATGAGGAGCATACACCAAAGAAGAGATACAAACAAATACTCGATGAAGAATTTGAAGAGGAAGACGACAACGAAACTTTTAAAACATCAAAAAAAAAGATGAAAGAAAGAATCTTTCTTGATTTGATGTTATACACGATTTCTGGTGTGATCTTAATATTTATCATGGAACAGTTTATCCAAATAGGAATGAAAATTAAAACAACAATATAAATTAATAATATGAATTTGAAATTAGACAAATTATTTTCAATGTTCGATTCGATGAACTCAAGCAAACTTTTAATAGGTATTGCTATGATTGTTTTTAATATCGGTTCGAAGTTTCTAATCATCGACATGAGCAAATCTCAACAACAGTTCTTTAAAAACATTATCATCAGAAGAGTAACATTATTTTGTATTTTCTTTGTTGCCACTAGGGATGTTGGTATATCGTTAATTCTTACAGCAACCTTTATTATTATAGCATTCAATATATTCAACGAAGATTCTAAATATTCAATACTTTCTAAAAACACATTCTATGACAATGTTTACACAAAAGAAGAATACGAAATGTCAAAAAAGATTATCAACGAATATGAAAAAGAAAATAAACATTTGAAGTTCTGCAAAAATAACTAACCTTATATTAAAATGAGCAATTCCAACTCCGATTCAACTTTTTTTAACTTCTCCATGATCGTTGTCAATTTCGTTTGTATCCTTATTTTGTACATATTGGTTATGTATCTGTTTAACAAATATATGGATATTGAAGAAAAAGTTTTAGACTTTACTGATTATCAAGCAATGAATGATAGACAACTTAAAAATTTAATACACGACATCAATTACAACGATAAGCACATCTCCAATTATATCAAAGAAAAACATTCGGAATAATAACAATAGTTTTTTTCATTGCTTATTATAAAATTGAATGGAATTTTCTTTTCAAGATATAAATTCTATATCTTCTATATTTACAAAATCCAATATTGAAGAAACTCCTTCCGTTGATGAACCTCCTTCCGTCGATGAACCTACTTCCGTCGAAGAACCTCCTACCGTTGATGAACCTACTTCCGTCGAAGAACCTCCTACCGTTGATGAACCTCCTTCCGTTGATGAACCTCCTTCCGTTGATGAACCTCCTACCGTTGATGAACCTCCTTCCGTTGATGAACCTCCTACCGTTGATGAACCTTCCAAATTTTTAATTGTAATAAATTATGATGAAAAAGAAACAATATTTCCGGTAATGGATATGGAAGCTGATATTTTTAAGATTGAAAAGAATAAATATACAACAACTTTAAAATCTAAATGGGAGAATATATTGTGGTTTTTAAGTAACCATAGTGTTTGGAAAAAGTATGAATATTTATGGTTTCCTGATGATAATATCAAAATTGACGAAGGTGACATAATGACTTATTTGAATATTGTATACGAAAACGAAATGAAAATATCACAACCAAGTATATACAGATCCGCTAAGAACAAAAAACATATACACAAAGTTTTATTACATAATCCTAAACAGTCTTTTAGGAAATCGCATTTTATAGAAAATAAATTGGTTTGTTTTAAAAGAACATATGTAGAGGATGTCCTTTTTCCATTTTTAAAACAAAATAAAGATAATTTAAAAACCGGATGGGGGCTAGATATTTGGTGGTCCAGTACAAATAAAAACAATATGTACATTGTAGATAAAATTAAAATCGAGACCAGCGACGAAGAAGACATAAAATCCAATATTATAGGGTTCGGAGAAATGAATCATTATGTTTCAAAGTATAAACTGAGATTGAAGATATAATTAATATATTACAAATTATTAATTATGGATCATTTTTTACAATTGCTAATCATATTAATATTGGTGTGTTTAATTGTACATATACTATACAATTATCGCATTGATATAGTATTCAAACATACCATAATCCAACATTCATTCCATAAAAACGAATACTTAATTTACGAAATTAACAATGTGTTAAGTAAGCAAGAATGTGATATGATAATACACATGTCAAAAGATAGACTAGTCCGTAGCAGTATTATGTCCAACAATCCCGTATCAGATATAAGAACAAGCAAAAATACATTTCTACACAAATCCAAGGAAAAACTACCAATAAATGATATTTTGGAGAAAATTGATAACTTAACTGTTAAAATATCAGGAAAACCAATTGAAAACCAAGAACCTTTACAAGTTGTCCAATATGATAAAGATCAACAGTATAAAAGTCATTATGATTGTTGTATGCCACACGAGAGTGAATTATGCATTGAAGATGCGAAAAACTTTGGTTATAGACATTCCACCTTTTTATTGTATTTGAACGATGTTGAGCATGGAGGCGAAACTGATTTTCCTTTGTTAAAATATAAGTTCAAACCTAAAATGGGATGCGGAATATTCTTTTTCAATTTAGTCAAAGACGAATCTAAATTTCATGTTTTATCAAAACACGCTGGTCTACCACCTTTACGAGATGAAAAATGGGTGTGTAATAAATGGATTAGAACAAAAAGATACAATTAGTTCCTACTAACTCGTTGGTGCTATTTAAATGATCAAGTTTATGTTGTGTGTCATAACCAAGTGTATTACCTGAATTATCCAATATTCTCCACTTATTATTATAACGCAAAGTATACAACTCTTCTTTTTCAATGGTGTTCAAAAAATCAATCATTTTTAAAATATTCAGATATATTATGGTATATCATCGAAAATAATTTTATTTTTTCGGACTGCTAAATAATAAATTTCCAATTGGTTAATATAACTGTTAATGCTGTGATTGTTAAAAACTTGTTTGATTTCCATTTCTTCGTTCTCTAGTATGATATCATCACATACATGTGAATACATATCCATCGGGGGAAAATACTGTATCAAATCATATTTTAAATTGTATCTGTATATATTGACATTGTTGTGATTGTTTATTAGTTTGTTAAATTCTTTGTTAAATTGATCATTTCCAGATTTGGGTGAACCAAACAACACAATATCGACATTTATGTCTGACAAGTAGAAATACTTTTGTTTTAATAGTTCGTATACCAAAATCAAAATGGCGCTAGCACCAAGCGAATGTGCAGTGAAATAAACATTGTCTATTTCGTCAAAAGACTCTATATCCTTTAAACATTTGTTCACCAATATATCATCCAACAACTCGTTTTTACATAACTCTGCATGTTTTTTGAACCCCGTGTGTATACCCTCATCCTTCGTCAACAATAATGAAAAATTATGGATCCAATGATATATTGTATTTGTTCCTTGTAATACAACATACAGATCACGATCTTTTTTGTTATAATGAAGCATTGCGTTTTTACGGGGACTCATATACAGTTTTTTACACAAATTCGCACCATATATATGATTTTTAAAAACATTAGCGTTATTCATTCTCATTAATATTTAAAATAGATTTATATTCATTTAAATTCATAATTCCCATATCCCTGTTACATGTTTTGCATATTGGTTCTAGATTGTCGACAGTAATGTGTCCTTGACAAACATGAGGTACGATATGACCACACTCCATATTATCAAAAATTAACGAATTGTTGCATACAAAACATACTCCCTCCATTACATTACCGTTTCTTTTCTTCCACACATCATTTCTTACTGATTTAGGTATCTTTATTCGTTCATTACTAAACAAAGATAAGTCTATATCGTTGATTTTGACATCGTATTTTATCAAATATATTGATATTTCAATCCATTCGAATTGACGCCATATTCCTAAAAAACATGAATTTTCTTCATTTTTATTATAACATTTCTCAATCTTTCGTTTGAAATCACTCGTAAACTGTAATCTTCGCAACACCTCAACATTTTGTTTCAAATATTCGTTTGTGCAAACAATACTTTTTTGAAACACATGCAACACATCATCGTCGAGCATGAAATCATTCAAACGCTGGAACACATTTCTTTTCTTAATATATTCCATCACTTCTCTCAAGTTGATATTAGGACAATTACATGTTTTATCCGTATTCCTGATGTATTCTCCAAATTGGGTTTTTAACCAAACACAAAATGCTTTTCCGTATTTAAACCATGTATCGCTTATCTCCAACGGATTTATAGGATGATGCTTATTTATTCGTTTGTAATAATACTTAAGCTCTTCCAAACTATTTGTGTTGTATATTATCAGTGGTATGTTCTGATTTAAGGGGTAATTTAAATTATATAAATGTTTGAACGCAGCGATACGATGCTGACCATCCAGAACATATCTTCTGTTATTCAAGTCTCCACAGGTTATTGACTGTAATATTGAAAACATACCATTTTTATTGTATTCTTCAATCTGATCATTCACCAAATAATCCACATGTTCATCGTTCAATAACCGTTGTATGTTTGCTGGTTGATACTTTATAACATTTAAAATATTCTCTATTACAATACTTGTTTTTGGTTTCTGAATATCCATTATTTCTGTTTTCAATTTAACTGTTTAAATAACTTTGATGATTCGTAATTGAAATTTTTGCGAATGATTTGGTCATCATTCATTAAATCCTTTTTAGATATTACCATAAGTTTTTTAGAACTAGTTTCTAACTTTAAGATGGTTTTTTTGTTATTGTAGTTCTTCCTAAAATCTTGTAGATTATTAATCTTCTTGTCATTGACCTTGCATATGATGTCTCCTTTGGACAGAATTCCTGCTTCCGATATGTTCCCACCAACCAATACATTGATCACTACAACTCCTTGTTCCATAATGTTTTGTCTTTTCAAATACAGATGAAGGTTTATGTTATTCAAGATCATGATCAGATTTATATTCAGATCCATCACAATAAGTCCCCCGATACATTCGTAATCGATCTTTTCAAACACAGGATACCAAAGACGCATCTTCGGTAAGAATGTTGTGAGTTTAAAAGAATCTTTATGTAATTTGTCCTCTCTCCAGTAATCAATAGTCACCTTTTTGTTTAATCCTATTTCCGATCTCAAATTATCAAAGGACATGTTCTCGTTCATCCATTTTTTGTTCAATCCGCCGTAAAAGTCAACAGATATGTTATTAATTTTACAAATGATGTCCCCTTTTCTCAATCCGGTGATGGATACGGGACTGGAAGGGATGATGTCGCGTATATACACACCACCCGAATTACATTTGTGGTTAAAATATTTCTTTATTTCTTTAGTTGTTTTTTGCAACTGTTCGAAACCGAAATATTCTGGATAATGTATAAGTGTTGGTTTTTCATTAAACAATAACTTTTTAATGTTATAGAATCTTTGGATTGGGACAGTGTAACCAATTCCTTCACCTTCGTTTGCAGGCACACCCGCCGCATTGATACCGATTACCTTGTTTTTGTATATTAACGGTCCACCAGAGTTGCCAGGATTAATAGGTGTATCTGTTTGATAAAAATTGTATTGTTGACCACTAATAATACCTTTTGTTATTTTCATATTATCCTGACCTAACGGGTATCCTAAAGCAAATGTTTCCAACCCTGGTTCAATGGTGGTTTTACCATCGTCCAATTCACAAAATGTTTTGTTTTTATAATCTATAATCTGTAATATAGCCAAATCAAAATACGGACACACTCCTTTTATCTTTACAGGATACTGTTTGTTCCCTTCACTTGGTATTTCAACAAACACATGAATAGCATCTTCAACACAATGGGAACAAGTTAAAATGTGTCCTTTATTATCAATAAAAAACCCTGAACCCGAACTTTCTGAAGTATTATTTGTTTGAAACGGTAATAACCAATCGAAACCTATGTTATGTGAAATAATTCTAACTATATTACCATAATAGTCTTTGATATTTGGTTGCATTGTTTACATTTGAATTATATTTTTTTTGTAATGATTGAATTTCATTTAATTAAATTTATAATTATTATTTCATTTATTTATTTCCGAAAAACATTTTTATAATTTATATAATTCAAATTAATTTATATAATTTAATTAATTAATGGATTCCAATATTGATCCACAAAGTATTGTTGAATTGAATAATAAACTTACTAGAATTGAACAATTGCTGAATAATGAAATATTGAACAATTGTAATAAAATGTCGAATCATATTGACTTTATCGAACGCATCTATGAATACATTAAATATCCGTTATTTTACATTTCCGATAAATTCAAATACTTGTCTTTAAAGCAAAGCATTCCTATAGAACACCAAGGTCATCAAACACAATCCACCGACTAAGGATAGGTTGGACATAAACGGATAATATTTGGCGCTGGTGGTTGGTGGGAAGTGATAGAATAAAGTTGCGAATATTGTGAAAACGATCAACATTACACTTGCGAACATAGCATATCTGTCATTTTTTTTGTTTCTTACCAATGAACTGTAAAATATTACCATTGGACATATTAATTCAATTAGAATGGCAAACGCGATTAATATTTTGTATACAGAAAACGGCATCAACGATCCTAATCTATTATTCAATCCATTTACGACTTTAGAATAATTAAACAATTTATCAAATCCAGATGCGAAGAACATATAGTTTAATATAGAGGTTATGACAACCACCAACAAATAATTGTTTTGCATTTTTATTTAATTAAAATATAAATTATGGATTGCAATTTATGGATGACGGATCTATCAAACCTTTGATTGCCACCCAAATGGAATCACACTCATTAAATGTAGTTTCGGTGCATATGTTACAGTCAGGACAATTTACTACCGCCTCTTGTGGTGGTACTCTTGTTGTTATTGTCGTTCCTATTCTATTTGCCAACACAAAAATATTGTTCATATTTACCCCAGCGAATAACTGAATGGTCAAAGTATTAGTTCCCTTTCTTACTGTAATTTCGTCTAAAGTATTACTAGAATCATCTTCTTTTGATATTTTTATATTGTTGCTGCTATTATCTAATACAATTCGACGGTGAATATTTGTTCCTGATTCATTAAAACTAGCTTGCTTGACATAATTGTGAGAATTTGTTGATGATAAAGAATCTTCATTGTCATTTTCCATAAAATAAAATTTGTTACTATCATCTATATATCCAAACATGGAATCGCTACTTATTAATTGGATATTGATTGAACTTGTTAAATGAGAAAACGAATCGAGTGTTACTACTTCTAAAAACGATATCCTTTTAATTTCTTTGTTTGGAGTTAATCCGAATATATAGTTATTCCCTGAACCAACAATTTGTACGAATTTTTCGTTATCTGTAACAGACAAAGTCTCTATACTACTACTTATAAAAAGCTCACCTTGTTTATTCAACCAATACAAAGTTCCATTTGAGGTTAATGCAATATCTATAGCATCACTATACGATGATGTCTCTAAGTTTCCAGTATTATCTATTGGATATACATTACCTTCCGAAGTCAATACATACACAACAATATTGTTACCCACTACTTTAACGGGGTATTCTTCTTCTGTAAAAGTTATTTCTATAGAAGACGCTGATGAAGAACTTATTTCCACTTTAAACAACTTATGTGTAGAATCCAACATATACACGATATCGTTACTTATGGGAAACAATGCGATTATATTTGTAACATCGATAAACGGCCTTGTATCAGGAATACTTAACAAATAGTATTCTGGTTCTGGTTCTGCTGATGATGATAGATCAATCTTATATAAAGTTTGATCTATATCGTGTTCTTCAAAATGAACCTCTATTATATTATTAAAGTTTTCTTCGGTATTTTTCAAATGATTATAAATTAAATAAATAATTAAAATAATTAAAACAATTAAAATAGTTAAGATTAAATTTGCAAATTTCATCATTATCTATATATTTTAATTTATACATACAAATCTTTAATCTTTATTAATATCATTCGCTAGTGCGTAACTAATCTTATGATACACAATAGCTTCTTCATTAAATCCAACAAAACCTTTCGGTTTGATATTGGATGTCCATACATCTTCACATGTAAAATTAGTTTCATCAGTTCCGTATGGTTTAGAATTTGATAGGCAACAATAATTAGAAGTGCCTAATGTTCTACACACTGTTTGTGAGGATTCTGGTAAATTAGCGTTTTCTGATTGACAATCAGGATATGTGTTATCTTGTAATGTGTATTTAGTAACTGAATTATTCATAACAACATTAGTATCTTCTTGATAAGTTTGAATACATTGACAATTTCCGTTTGGATCGTCTGGAATTGGTTCTTCATTGGCACCACATTCAGTTAATTCACATTTTTTGGTTGAGTCATAGAATGATATATTTGAACCTTCAGATGATTTTAGACAGCACACATAGTAATTGGAGTTATCTGTGCTATACACATACTTGTCCGAAACATCATGTCTTTTTATTTCTGTATAATCTGATGGGCAAGGATATCTATCAGATTGCCATCCAGATGGACAATCTGCGTCAACGTTGTTAAAATTTCTGATTTCATAATGGATTCCATTATCATCATCATCGGGATCTTTGCGTTTATGACATTCTTTTTCTGTTGATTCATTACAAAATACATTGCCTAGAGAATCAGAACTGTTTACATAACCGATTGGACAGTCCGGTTCTTGATGACTGGTGCATGCTGGATAACTGGAAGTAGAAGTATCATAATATAGATCATTAGCATCGTCACAAATTTTGTAATACATAATTTGATCAGGAAGAGAGGGTGATGGTGTTGTTGCATCGTTTCCATTATTCTGTGTTACATAAATGTTGGTGATTTGATTACCACCATTGTTTATTTGTTCTTGTGTTGTGCTGTATATACATCTATTACATGCTTTCTTACACATTTTGTTGTCATCAATAACTGCCTCATTGTCGGCACAACAATAAAATGAATCATAATTTAATTGACATTTTACATCTGCGAATAACTCACTTAGCGTTTTATCACCGGTTGGACATACTCCTGTTGTTGGTGTTACACTTTCTTGTTCGTAAATATGTCTTCCGTAATTATCAATATAATCTGCGGTATTATCTGTGTTTTTGCGTTTTCTGTATATTTGTGAGACACAGTCGGTATAGCCAACACATTCATTACCATTTTTAGCATATTCACCAATACAAGTGTAAATACAAGTTCCATCATTACTAAGAGAATAAGTTTTCCCACCATCCATTGTATCAGATCGAGGACAACATCCAGTTGTTCCATCAGAACTTACATATAGTTGTGTTGTAGGAGAACAACATCCTACAACATGTTCACCTCCATTATTTAATACACTACTTGCACTAAAATCTCCAGGGCAACATAATGCTCTATTTTTATTTTGCACTAATACCGAAGATAAATTTGAATTTGCATCCGGACAACACAAAACAGTATCTCCCAATTGTAATACAGAATTGTGATTGAATTCAAAATTGTCTAAATCGGTCGAAGTCGGTTTACAAACAGATAATACAGAATCCGTAATAGTTCCTATTTGAGAAAATGTTAATGAGTGTGTTTGTTTAACATGATAAGATGGTTGTGTTACACCATCCTGAATACGAATGCTACCTGTTGGACTAATTCCGTTATAAGTATTACCATGAAAATTTGTTGTCCAAGGTGTATTTATTTGTTCGTAATATACATGCTCTGTTTTATTTTCAACACATTCATCTCTAACTAATGTATAATTGTTACTACATGTTTTTATTTTACAATCAAGCAATGTTGGATCTCCATCATATACATGTTCTGTTGTCATTGAAGCTGCATTTAGTGAAAGAGGACATAGTGTACAGGTAGAACCGTTTACATATTTATCATTGTCACATGACGTTTCACAATAACCTGATGTGCCAGTAGTAGCATCTCCGGTACAATCAAGTTTACATTCTCCTGATGCGTATGTTACCGTAGTGCCTATGTGTGTTCTTTTACTTTCGTCTAATCGATTTATAAAATATTGGGCCGATTTACACTCACAATTATTGGTGGCTACATCAAATTCCATATGTTCTGGACAACAATAAGTAACCCCGAAGGGTTCGATTGTCGTAAAGGGTTCGATTGTGGTGAATCCTTCGGTGGTGGTTTCACCGATTCTGCATTCTTCTGTTTGTCCACTATCATACGGTGTTGATCCCGCATCACATAATCCACCTACAGAATCGTTTCGTGTACCCATAACGTTGGTAATACTGAAACCACCTTGACTATCAGCAATTCGTTCTCTGTCATACAAACTGGTAGAACATGGTGTTGACGGACATGCGCCGAAATTATAACCACCGGTGGTTGTACTACCTGTAAAAGACACATTACAAGAGCTAAATGGTGCGCTACACGCAGATTTACATTGTAATACATTGGAACTACCTGTTGAAGATGATTTCGTATTACTGAGTTTGTGTCTAGAATCGTTTGTATTCGGGCATGGTTTACACGCCGAACCGGGAACATCGTTATATTCTCCATCAACACAATCCACACAATCACCTTCATAGTTACCTTCTTTTCCTACAGGGCAAACTACACAAGAAGTATTGGTAGCGGCATCTATCTTATAGTGATAGGGGCATTCTATGTCACATTTTTCATATTTTCCATTATTACTGTCGTAAGGTCTTTTATTAAGATCATCATTAATTCTGATATTGTCGTAACCATATTNGTTTTGCAAGCATTCTCTATAACATTGACCATCTACNCCATCAACATCTGATGTTAAAGCAATAACTTTTTGACCTTTATATTGGGGGTCATCCAATGTAGGACATGATTTGCAATATCGTATACTGTTGCTGTATGTTATGTATTTGGGGTTAGGACTGTTATCGCCAAGATTGGGTTTCGCTTCTCCACACAATGCACAACTGTTATTCACAACTGTCTGAAATATTCCGTATTGACTGTCTATTGGGTCACAAGTGTTGCACTCTAAATTGACATGTGCATAGTCGTTCATATAGGTGTTTGATCCGCACACCGAACACTGTGACGGGGTGTTGTTATTTAAAAAGGTGTAATCGTAATGTTTATAGTTTGTTGGAGTGACTCTGTTTGGAACACCACTACCATTATCAGTAATGTTGGTTTTCGTTTCTTGGTTGTATATTCTAAAACTTCCATCTACATTATCGAAAGGGTTGAATTTCAACCCTTCGTCACAACCATCCAGTTTTTGACAATTAGAAGTAGTTTCGTCATAATATTCGTCGGATCCACAAAAAGTGCAATAAGTAGACCATCCTATAGATTGTATGGTAGTGCCTTTCGGACAAGTGACTGTGTTGTCACAGGATAGATCTGATTTGCACGAATCTTCTATAATGGATCCATCTCTACTATGAACAATACAATACTCACAATCGGTTCCATTGCTGTTCCATCTGCGTCTATAGTCCACATTGATCAGTTTGTTTTCGATAGGATACAAATTGGTATCCGGGGTAAATGATCCGGGACTGATAAAATTGTTCAGAACGGACTGTTCTAATTCTGAACCAATTAATCTACACGTCGTTTCCGCAGCGCTGCATTGATCAGGAACAACATCTGTTTTACAAATATTCGAATGAGTTATGTTAAACTGATCCTTAGTGATTACAATTTCGGGATCATGTATCAACAAATCATCTTTTAAACTATATAAGTGTGATTCATCTAAATAATATCTACCTCNATTTAATTGTTCAAATTGATCATTCATATCGGGTCTAACCACATAAGTGTTACATACTTCGTTAGTTGCATCATTTCCATCGTGATTGAAGTATGTTTGTAAGAAGTTCATTTTGCTAAACGAACGATCATTAGAATCAAAAATATAACACGGTGTTCCTTTTCTATCTTCACATGTTCCGCATTCAGAACCNGNCAATCCACAACTGAAACCAGGGGGTGTTATGGGTGAATCAACATATCCATATTGTCTTCTGGCACCGTTTTTACAAACGAACTCTTTGGTTCTGTCGTTATAGCGTTCGTAATCGTTCATACTTATTCTGTTTTCATCACCATGATACCAGTTTTCGGCAGAATCGAATTGCAAAGTGCATGTGCTCCCAATGTTTTTATAATATATGTTTGGAGATGTTTTGTCCCCCTCAATATAATTAAAATTTGTATCATGTAATTGAACAATATTAAATGGATTATTAACATCTCTAAATCTACAATCACCATTAGAGTTCATTAGATAATTTACAAATCGTAATTCCCATTGATTAACATTCGAATTGAAACGATAACCATGCTGATCAAACATGTGTTTGGGACATTGTGGTGGATCACCATGTGGTTTACAAAATATATTGGAATCAGGATTGTGTTTAGTTACACAGTTTCCTGCAATATTTGAATCCAGATTGGATTCCCATGCCATTTTGTCGGTGGTTTCTGAATAGAAGAAGGCGTGAGGATTTCCAAAATAACCGAATTCCGGTTGAATGGTGCTACACACTTCGGTCGGGCATTCGTATCGTCCGCATCTGGCTGGTCCTACATATGTATCGCTTAACCAAGGACCTTCGTAGTTGTCCATACTCGATGGGAGTTTATTGACACAATACTTATCCAATACATCATCCATGGTTATTCTTGATTTAAAGTGTTCTTTGGTTTTTGTATTTTGATTCTTTGATTTTATATATAATAATAATAAACATATACATATTAACAAAATAAATAATATAAAATATAACATTTATTTTTTAATGGATAAATAATTTTCAATTGATTACAGCATTAGCATTACACTCAGTTTGCGTTGATCACAGCAGAACAATAAAGACCGTCCCCATCATTGGTTTTATAAAAACCATTAGTTTCATCACATTCGGTTATACATTCGGTTTTAGTGTTTCCTTCGTTGTTTTTTTCTTTCCATATACAAGGACTAAAATCATCCGTTTCATTATCATAAATAAAGTCTTTAAAATTATCATCTTGATCTAAACAAGAGTTCTCTTGTTGTGAACAATCAATTANTTTTTCACATTCCACACCGTCTGGAGTCTCTGTCAATCTATACCCAATAGGACAGTTATCGCAGAATTTTGTAGAATTCATGTTTCCAAATGTTACTGGTGGAAAGTTCAGACAAGTTTTATAACTATGATCCAAATTTCTAGCGCAATTTGAATCATTAATTATCTCACAATTTGACTTGTTCGCTCTTGTTTCTAAGTATATCATTTCGAATTTGTTGTTCAATTCATCTAACGGTTTCATGCATTCGAAACAGTTATTATTATTAGTTGAATTTGTTTTACAATCGGCAACAGTTGGACAACTTGCATTGGGTGTGCATGCATTGATAGGATGCCATACAAGATTGTTATCGTTTCTGTATGTTCCGTTTGGACAAGCCAAACATTCAGGAGAGGCATTTTGTGATTCACCATAAACTCGTAAGAAATGTTCGTTGTCCTTACAATTGGCAGGTGTTAATACTGGACACAACGCATCATCGCCTAATTCTACTGGATACTCATACAGATCTTCATAATCTCTGTAGAATCCGTCCAAAAGAACATCCGCTCCGGTTTCTGTTTCGTAAATACAATCATCACCCTTATAATTAAGAGTAGAGAAGTATGTTTTTGTGTACAGATCTTCATTTTCGTTCAGAAATTGACAATTAATCGGTTCGTTTTCTCTAGCACATTTTTCTTTCGTGTATGGTGGTCGATTACCAGGTTCATTTGTAAAGTCTTTACAAAACCCACTGGTGTATAAATCCTCACTTATCAATGTATTATCTTGGTCGTAAAGCCCACACACTCCGTTAACCATTTTTCTAGTAAACAATCGATTCGTCCATTCTCTAGTTTCTCTGTTAAATTGCCAACAACTTCTGCTATAAGTTGAACTAAAACAACTATCAACTCCACACATATCCGGCTCAAATTCCCTACAACTAGTGCCGGTTGGATCGGTTGGATCAATCTTAAATATCATCTGTTTATCATTTATGTTCGGTTGACGAAACAAACACGGTTCAGGGTGACCAGATATCTGACAACAATACACATTAGATAAACTACAATTAACTGGTGGTTGTTTATAACAAGAACTAATATAGGTTATATCCGTTTTCGTATTCAAATCTCCAATTAATCTCCAATGATATACACCATCGGGACCTAATAAATTTATATAGGTATGTTTCATCCATTCATTATCAATTTGTGAGTATTCGTAACACACATCTTTTCTTCCGTGATTAATATCGTTCGTATGATTGTTTTCACAATCATAAGTTGTACCGTGCACAGGATGTGATGTTCCGTGTTTAGACGAGCACAGTATATCTCCGTTTGCTTCGGTGGTCATTGTTTGTTCTGTTGTTTCTGAACTCCATTTGTAATTCTCGTTTCCGTATTGTGGACTGATTGAAGTGTCTTTTTCTAAGAAATAACAGGTTTCGGTTGGACATGTGTATTCACCACAATACCCACGCGCACCATTGTCCCAAGGACCGATATAATTATTTAATTTGTCATCTGTTACAACTTTACATTTGTTATCAAGTATTTTATCAAAATTATTTGTAAATTCCTCTTCATATTTGATAAATAAAGAAATTATATAAATAATGATAAAAATTATTAAGAAAAGAAAAATAAATTGATACATTATTAAATATTCAATAGAAATTTTACCCAAATATTGACAAAACCAGACACAATTGAACATTACAAACTGTCGTTATATTGTACAGTTGTAGATGATGGTGTTGATGATTCTATATAATGGATCTTATCCCCAAAATTCAAATAGTCATAAATAAACCCTCTTTTGTGCGTAGACGCAGCATTATTAGTTGGTATATCATCACCTCCCATAACACTGCCATTTAACATTCTATGCGGACAATCACTACAAGAAGCAACAAGATTAGTATCTATAGCCCAATATTTAGAAGAATATTCATATATATAACTGTTACACGCTTCCACATCACAATCATTATTATCCGTTACTTTGCATATTGATCTATAATCATTGGCTGCGACTGTGTGGTCTGTATGTATATTAAACCAGACTGTATTTTCACCATTATCATGTCTATGACAACCACTTTGAACAGCTGTATTATTATGTGTTGAAAACACCATATCTTTCAAATTTGCATACATTTTGCATTCATTATCATTGAGTAAAGATGTTTCACCACAGACTTGACCAGGATTTAGTTTCATTTTTGCAATAACTTCCTTTGCAACAATATTGAAAGGATAAGATGTATCTTCTACAATACCCCTGTATCCCCACCCACCATCGCGATGCATGTATTCAGTATTACTATACTTTCTAGTAAATCCCATATACAGGTTATATTCACCAGGTTCGCTAACAGTTATATTGAAAGCACCAGATGTATTATGTTGTATTGTCCCATCAGTTATATCCCAATCATTACTGTTTAATTCTATTATGTGATGCCCATGTTCATTATCTATAGTTAGTTCAGAATTGATAAAGAAATCACTGATCCATGAATCGTCTTTCATAAGCGCCACCTGTAAATACAAATTATTCAAATCATAATTTGTCATTGATTCAGAATTTGCAATAGTTATTGAATTTATTGTAACAATAAAACCATTTACTCCCTTGTTCACACCGGAAATTTCAATACAATCATATATTGATGGACATGTTTGGGTAGGTGGAGATGGGCAAGTTGCTACGCTACTGTATTCATTTTTCAATGCACCAGTTATTGTTGAAGGATTACCACCACAATGTGTTTGAACAGGACAAGTTGCAAAATTGAAATTCGCTTCGTTGTCACATATGTTTGTTGTATCAACTGGTTCAAATTTGCATCCTGTTTGTATTCTTAAATTGTATCGTCCGGTACTATTTTCATACATATCAATGAGGAACGAGAACTCATACTTCTCACTTAAAACCCATGATATTGTTGATTGATATGTTCGTATTCTAATTTTTGACATGATATTATTAAAGGAGGTTTGTTCTATTGATATATTTCCGTTACTTGACCAATATTTATTGGTATTTACATTTTTTAAACTAACAAACATTTCTGTTTCAGATATTAATTCATTCGATTCCAATTGATATATGTATGCTTCATTAATCGTATTGTTAGCATTTGGACCTATATATGTACTGGAATATTCCATCCAAATCTTATAATATCCGTCTGCTAACAATCTACAAGGACATAATTCCGTTGGTGGTGGTATGGACGAAGGACAAGATATTACACGATATTTCAATATACCTGTCACTGATGATGGATTATCATCACAAAGTGTTTGTGAACAACTTGATAAATCGTAATCGTAATTTGTAGCATCATTACAAATTTCTTCAATTAGTGTATTGTTTACTGGTTCAAATCTAAAACCAGCACTGTTATTAGATCTTGATCGATGGTTTATAAATACCTCTTTAACCATTTTTCGAGTATATTCATCATCATTGCCATTTTCTTGCATATATATATTAAAAGCATTACTATTTGTTTTAATAATTTTAAATGTAGAATCATTAACACCATCTGTAAATGAAAAATTCCATGGTTGATTTTCATTTGTTAAATATTGATTAGTAACAATGTTCTTTAATTTTATTAAAGAAGCGTTTGCACTAATTATAGAAACATTGCTCAACTCAAATATTGTGGCATTATCAACAGTATCTCCAATTAACGAATCACTTAAATATTTGTCACCTAATATGTTCAATATATAATATCCGTCTGCTAACAATGTACAAGGACATAATTCCGTTGGTGGTGGTATGGACGAAGGACAAGATATTACACGATATTCAGCTTTCAATATACCTGTCACTGATGATGGATTATCATCACAAAGTGTTTGTGAACAGCTTGATAAATCGTAACCGTAATTTGTAGCATCATTACAAATTTCTTCAATTAGTGTATTGTTTGCGGTATTAATATTAGATATTTGAGCATTAATCGTAGCAATCATAGAATTAATTGCCCGCACATTATTATCAGCAGTTGTTTTCGCAGCTTCTTTATCTCCGCTAGATGGTGGGGGATAAGTTTTAAACAAATCATCAATAGCATCTGCTGAGTCTTGGGTTCTAGTTTGTAAAGATAAAGCATCATTCTTAACATTTGTAGCATTAGTAATTATATATGTTTCAATATTATTGTTATTTCCGTTTGTTATAGCGATTTCTAAATTTCCAATATCGGTGTTTAAGTTTTCCACAGCGGTATTAGCGGCATTTTCAGCACTTCTTACGCTAATATCTAAATTATCTCTTTGTTGTTGACAAGGATAACTATCGTAATAGTCTGAACAATTTGTGTCTCTAGATTCTGATGAAGGACATGTTACGGTTAAACCTCGAACAACAGGGACTGGAGATGAAGATATTAAAGTTCCTTCTTGTGAAAACTGAACGAAACTTCCATCTGTACACGAACACACCTGTTCTACTGTAGGTGTCCAAGTATACAAATTATCACCACACGCATTTGTTATTTCTGTTTCAGATAGTGCAGGACGAGATACGGATAATGTTTGTGTATCAATAGTTTNATTAGGTCCCTCTGGATTCNGAGTCCCTGAAGAAGCATATAAACAGTTTTGTGTTGTGACTAAAGAACGGGTGTATATTCTATCTTGTGTAGGTGAAGGTTGTATATTTTCCCAATCGTAATCATCAATTGACCATTCAGAAACATCCATACAATTTGGGCATGTTTGTGGACAATTTTGTTCTGTTGGTACAGTGGAAGGACATTCAGTACCAACACCAAAAGGATGTGTATCAATCACCACATGGCATGTTTTTTTAAAATCACAAGTACCTCTGTCTTCACAATTCGTACATATTTCACGAGACTCACAATCAATATCTCTTATAGGTAATGGACAAAGATAACTAAATTCTAATCGATCACCTTTATCATTCAATACATAAGATGTTTCACTAATTCCGCCTAACAATTCACTTTTTGCTTGTGGACATGTTGTACCAAAACGATTATGATCCTTGGTTTTCATGCTCGTTTTAATGTGAGTTCCTTGTGTGTCTTCACCTGGTCCGTACGCGGTTCTGCCATTCACTCGATCTATACATTTACCATCTGTTCTATCTTTAAAACCAGGATCCGCATAAGTACAATCCGATGGACAATCATTTGTTCCTTGTTTTTGATGAGGTTGTACATTCAAAGTAAAAGGTATCGAATATAATTGATTTTGATCAACTAAATACGCAGCTTCTGGTAATATCTCAGAATCAGATGTTATTTTACACACGGTTGCATTATCGTAACTATTTAATTGAACTGTTCTTTCAATGATACCTATTTTACAATAGTCTTCGTGGTATTTATAGGCGTCGTTTGTGTCTATCTGTTCAAATACGGTGTTCTTCGTTTCATTATCTAAATCAACAAATGATGGTACAATAAGAGGATTGTTTATGGTTACAGTTCTTGAAAAAATACATTTAGGTATTTCACATTTATCACCCGCTATTAAATTGTTAGGTTCATTATTTTTAACATAATTTGGTGGACATTCTTGAGAACATTCTAACGGTTGTAAAGTATCCGTTTCATTACCCACTTTTTTGTATACACACGGCGAGAATTCGTCATCTTGACCCAAAGTGTAGTCGTAAAAGGTATTATATCTTCTGTCTAAACAGACTGTTGTCTCTGATTCACAAGGAATTTTTGCTTCACATTGTATTGTGTCTGGATTTATTTCCAAATCTGGATTGTCTGTTGTAGAACATAAATCACAAAAATTTCCTTGAGTTCTAACTGTTAAAGGAGGTTTATTACAATCTCTGATACAATCTGAGGGTGTTGTTGAAACACATGTCGCTGTGTTCAATCCTCCATCGGCACTGTATTGTATTTGGGGTATTTGTTGATAACCGACTTCCTTTTGAATGGTGCCTGATTCGTTTATATTTTCAAAACAAGAATCAATATTAGAAGAACAATCTGGTATAGGAGCACAAGCGTAGTATGCTGTCATTTGGGTATTATCTCTGATGTATTTTCCAATTGGACAAGATGTACATTTTTGTTCAAACACATTTCTAAACTCGTCTTGATTCTGACACAATCTGAATTCATAACCCGGACAATTGAATCCAGTTACTGTATCCATTTCTAATTCTATACTCAAACTTCTGTCTACGGTTCGGTAAACACAGTTCTCTCCGTCTCTGCTGATAACCGGCTCGTATTTTGTTTTTTCAAACATGTCCCTGTCATCCAAATTACAACACCATTTATAATCGTTTGTATAACAATCTTTTATCTCTGTATTAAGTTCTGATATAATGTCGTCATGGAATTGACACTCATATTTTGTAAATACCTGCCCACTGTGATCGGGATGACAATACTCGTCACCATATTGATCTACATAGACATACACACACGCACTATTTCTCATCATTTGTTGTCTAAAGAGTATGGGTTCATATTGACGATCCGTTGAATTAAGTTTGTAACCCGTTTTAGACAGAGGATCACATCCTTCTCCGCATACATCTGGATCTTGTTCACAAAAGATTCCTTTATCTGAATTCGAATTAACACTGAATGTTTGATATTTGTTAAATCCGGTGGAACATGGTAAATTACACAAAGAACAGTTTAGTGGTTCTTTTCTACACTCCGCTAAGAAACTACCATCCATATATTCATCATTTGTAAATTTGTTTTTCCATACACAATTTCCCGATGATGTCAATACTTTTCTATATTCTTGTCTATCCCATGCATTATCAACATAGTCAATACAATAATCTTCCGCTCCTAAATATTCGCATACAGGAGGCATTGTTTCACAATATATTTTATCAGGTAACGACTCTTTAGTGACACACACGAAATTACCATCCACATCATTCGAACTATACTTAGGGGCTATCTCTGACATATAATGATTGTATCCTGTCATAGTGTCCAATCGTAAATAACTACATCGTTCTTGTGGACATGTGTTTTTTTCACATACACCACGGTTAAACACATAATTATCTTTTTGATTATTCGTAACAATCATACATTTGTTATCCATTACTTCATCGAAATCACTTACAAACTTCTCGTTAATTTTATATAATTTGATAACGATTAAAGCCAATGTACAAATACACAATAAGAAAAATAATATTTTCATTATATATTAATTAAAAAATATATTAAGTTTTCATTTTAATTATTTAAAAAAGTTTTTACAAATTTAATTAATTTAACATTTTATAATTTATATTTCTTTACAAACAACTACCCCATTTTCTCTTTTTAATCGTTGATTCACTACAGTTCCATCTGGTCTTGTATATCTTCTACATCTCTCACAAGAGGTTATTGTTTTACCTGGATCAACCACACTTTCTAATTCACAAGTGTTATTATATCTATATCTTTGAAATGTTTTATCTTCTGGATGAACACAGGGTGTTCTAGGATTTCTAGGACATGGATCAGGTGGTTTTGTACAAGAGAAGTCACAATTTGTTGGTATATCACATGAATTATCTTCTTCGTTTACAATTTTGTCTTTATATTCAATAGCACACTCGGGTGTGTAACATTTCACTTTATGACCAATACAATCAACTTTTTCCTTACATGCCGCACTGCTTGTAACACCTCTTCTGTTTTTTAATACATAATCCGAACTACATTCAGTACATTGTTGATTATCATGATTCCAATATTCATATTCTTCACAATCTTTTATTTCCGCATAATCATGTTTTAAATAATTCGGTTCTTTTTGTTCTGAAGACGGTGTCAACACAAATTTAGCGGTTGCTGTTACCGGAGTGGTTGTTACGAATGGTGCTGACACTGGTGCTGATGATGAATACCCTGGTGCTGGTGCTGGTGCTGATGATGAATACCCTGGTGCTGGTGCTGGTGCTGATGATGAATACCCTGGTGCTGGTGCTGATGATGAATACCCTGACACTGGTGCTGATGATGAATACCCTGGTGCTGATGATGAATACCCTGGTGCTGATGATGAATACCCTGGTGCTGTTAATGGTGTCGTTGTAGATGTTTGTTGACCGTATGTTCTTTCTTCATAACTTTGAGGTGCTACATAAGTAGATGGGGATGGAGGAGGTGGTGGTGGTGATGGTTCTACATAAGGGGTGCAATTGTAAGCGTTCCTCTTCGTTTGTTGTTTTGACACACATTCACCATTGTATAAATCCTGTTTGCTGGTTTCTGGGACTAATGAACTACCTGATGTTTTATAACATGTTTCCAATGGACAGTCCGATACAACACATTCTCCATTATTGTATTGATCATTACCGTTTGATACGGTGGACGAACACAAGTTATCTAACACTTCGTCAAAACTGTTAACTGTATTATAAAAGTGTTCAACATATGTTTTATAATAAAATAAAAATGAATTGATTATAGTGAAACTAATTAAATAAATATAAATAATCATTTTAATTTATTTATATTTAATTAATTTATGGTTCCGGTGCAGCAGCATGATCCCATACATNAACACAAACTTGACAACTACTGTCACAAGCTAGTATCTTATTATCAGACATTTTAATACATCCTTGTGCACCGAATTTAATACCTTTTTCAAAATTAGGGATTGCTTCCCCTTCATCTGCTACCCCTTTCAATTTATCAATGATAGCGTCTCTAGTAGAGACACCTTTATCAATAACTAAAGTACTATCCAAATCAGAATTATTATTTTTTTGTGTGACTGTAAATGTACCATCTTCAGGATTATCACTAATGGAATATACATATTTATTTGGTACATCAAAGGACGAAGATGTTGGTGAACCATAAGTTGTGTACGAGAATCTACTAATATCACCAGTACTTCCTCCTAGTAAATTTACAGCATTAGTAGATGCAGCAAAGGTTTTTATATCACCTTCTGAAACAGTTATGTTACTACTTGTTGGGAAAGTGATAGTAGTAGGAGAATCAGAACTAGACATTTTATATTCAAATCCTGTTAAATCTGCAGTTGCTGAAATACTTTCAATATAATTGTCATTATCCGATGCAGGAGTTCTGTTTCTTCTTAGAAAGTAATCCTCAAAAGGTGCATTGGGTAATGCCACATCTGGATTTTTAATTTCTATATCGTTTATTTGTCCAAGTACTAATTTACCTGTATTAGCGACACCTACATTAAGATTACCAGTAACATCTACATCGCCAGCGACAGATAGATTTCCATGAACAAAAACATTTTCTTTAGCATTTAAATTTTTTTCAAGATTAATGTCGATTACTGAACTTACAGGAAGTTCTAGACCATATCTATTCATTTCTGTATCAAAATTAACACCAAAAGCCGTTGTTTGTACACCTTCTAAAGCTACCAATCGATTATCAATGGTTGAACATTGGCTCTTTGCATCGGTTCTAAATGTACCATCATCCATGGTACATTTATAATCTGGTGGTAGTCCTCCTGTATATAAATGTTTTATTCTCATACTATTTGGGTACTGATCTCCAAAATCACCTCTTCCGTATGTTCCATATGTACCTGGGGTACCTGATTGATTCAATACATTGTATAATTGGTTTTTCAATATACCGTTCTGTTGTTGTGCAGTAAAACCAGAAATATTGTTACTCATTGTTGCTAATTGTTCATCGATATATGTAAATTTATCCCCTAAAGATTCGTTTGGAAATGAATGATTAACACTTAAAACATTATCAATTACATTTGTAAAATTTGTATGATATTTATTTAATCCAATATCATCCCAAGTATCAACAAATATTTTACCTCCTACTTTTGAAGATGTTCCTTCTTTTACTATTCGCTTTAAACTAATATCAACACCAGGTTGTAAATCTACAACCTTACTTAAATTTAAATTGGTATCAGGAATACCAGTAGATGAAATTGTTGCAGGTTTAATAAATTTAATCATTGGATCTGTAGTAATTTCAGATCCAAAATCATGTTGTTTATTTGCTACTTGATCATAACCAAATATTTGATTCAATGTTTTTGTATAATTTTCGTTATTATCAATTTTATCTCTGTAACTAGTTTCTCCAAATTTTAAATCACGACCAAAGATTATGTCTTTTTCCGATTCTAATATATTTGTAGATAATATATTAGATGCTGTAACACTTCTAAAAACATGATTTTTATTTGATATTTTGTTTTTCAAAGTCGTTTCATTGAGATTATCTGCTATGGTTTGATAATGATCTCCTAAATTTGAACCTAAGTACTTACCAAAATCTGTGTTAAATTTGACATCAATTGCTGTTTCATTATCCGTAATCTTTCTAGCATTTTCTTGTATATTAGAGTTCAAAGCATCCAATGTAATAACTGATCCTGTTGCATCAATAAGAGATATTTCTTTTAACAAATTACTCAAAGTGGTAACTTCTCCAGATAAAGCTGTAATTTCTTGTGTATTATCTTGAATATTGGTCAAATTCTGTAAATTGAAATTGTACTCCGAATTGATGAATGTAGCTAAATTATTCTTATATAAATTAGTTTCTGGACTTAGATTGCTTTCTATACTACCCGCTCTATCCTCTAATCTGTCTGTTCTATTTCTTTCCACTCGTAACGCATTCATATCTTGATCCGCGGCTAATAACAACTGATCCATCTTTTTGAAATTAGAATAAGAACTAATATTGTAATAGTTGTCATACCAATTACTGAATAATTTATCATTATCGGTTCTAGTATAATTATTCTCCACAAACGGTATTTGGTCATTCCCTACATTAAAAAAATTAGTCAAACTATCATTCACACGATTGTATTTACTTATAACATCATCTCTGATTAAAATCCGAGCATCTAAGTTTATATTAGAAGAATCAATAACACTGCCTAAAAGATTAGATCTCAAAGTTGATATATCTTCAACTGCATTAGTATGATTTCTTTCCAAACTTGCTATTGCAGGATTATAATCATCTCTTATAAAATTGTTAAAACTCGTATTAGCATTTGATATTTCTAATGCATTACTATTGATACCTGCAGAGTGAATACGTCTGTTTTGATCAATAATTTCTTTATTTAATTCGATTTCTTCTTGTAAACGTTCATTCTCAGATGTCATTCTATTATTGATACCCATCAAATTGGCAGTTGTAATGTTCTTATAAGAATTGAATCTTTTATCTAAATTGCTCATTTTCTCGTTTGTCTTTCTGTTTTCCAATTTTAATTCTTTTTTGGTATTATTTTGACTATTTTCAAGCTTCTCATTGTTAAAATTAATCTCATGCACAAGACTTTGTAATTTCTTTTCATTGGTATGTTTATCATTTGCAATTTTTTGTTTAGTTGTGTTGAAACTTTTATTGATACTACTCACTTTTGATTTATTTTTTATAACAACAACTGTAGTAGTAATGACAACAAAAAAAGCCAAAAGTGAAAATATAAGCGGTGGTATCATTTTTAATAATAAAATGTTTTTATTTTGTCAAATGTATTAAAGCATCGTAATTCTTCATCATATTATAATATTGATCCGAGTTTTCATTAGATAAACTGTTTTCAGCATTAATATTTTCGAAACTGTTATTTTCTTCATAGACATCATATAAATATCTTTGATTTTCCATTAGTTTTGTATCATTATAATTAACGGCATCTATTATATTTTTCATTTTAATACTATTCTCTTCAGAATCATCCTTCAACTCTTTTAACAACTGTCTGTTGGAATATATATATATTCCTAAAGTTGCTGATAAAAATAATAAGAAAAGAATTGGTATGTAAATAATTAGTTTTATATTGTTCATTGTTTTTATTCTAAAAAGATATTTTTATGTATGAATATGAGTTAAATGATTTATATATTGTGTATATAATCAAGGGAATCAATATGAATCCCCAATTGGGATTAACATACCCTATGTTATCTTCAATAACTGTTGAAATAGAAGTAGCTAAATCTTGAACAATCATAATATTAGATTCGGATAACATTCTCATTGTTTCCAATATTGCAAGCACTATAACTACTATTGAATATATCGCCCAAAAATATTGATTTGATAACACAGTCAAAAAATTAAACTTTCCTTTCAAATTTAAATATTTATTATAATTATCTTTATCAATAAATTTAATTGCGTCTGTATTTGGATAAACATTTGTTAATTCTTCATTACCAAACATCATACCCATAACTTCTTTTTTAATCTCATCGTTATTAGCTTTTCTATTTCGATTGAAATCATCATCGCTTCTAGAATCGTATTTATCATTCACATTGATTTCTATCTTTTCATTTGCTTTGTAATCTTTTAAAACATTATCTCTGTTAACGAATTTTTTATTACGATCTAATCTATTACCCCAGTTTTTTCTGAATCGTCTTGCCATAATATTCTATTAATATTTATAATACTTTTATTCTATCGTCAACATTGATTTTTAAATGTTGTCTTTGTTTTTTACTTATTAATGGAGCTTGAATATCAGTTCTGGAATTGAACTGTTTTACTATTTTGTCTTTCATACTATAAATATTCAATATTGAACTTAACTCACTCATTAGTGAATCGATCTGTTGTGTTATAGGAAACAAAGTATTCGAGTTCATTATTTTTATTATAGCATTTCTGTTAATCATGTAGCAATGAGTTAACATGAATCGTTCAACTTCATAATAGTTTTCATATTTTCTACATTGTTTACATATGTATCCGAACAAAACAATATCCCAATCGTTGGGAACATACTTCATATTTTCATATATTTTTGAGTTTAAATCTTCTGGAATCTTTGCATCGTCCTCAAATATTAGTACATTATTGTACTTGTGCTTTAAAATGTTTTCCCAAACTTTCACATGTGATAAATAACACCCTATTGCCCCTTTCGTCAACTGATAATGCTTTGTTCTAAAACCGGTTGTTTCCAATTGTTGTAATTCTGCTTGAGCCAATTCTGATAGAGACACTGAATCGACATTAAGTCTACTTCCATCAATCGCATCGAATTTTATAACAGTCTCATTTTTGAAATCGGATTTGTTATAATGCTCTAAAAAATTATGCAATCTATCTGGTCTTCGTTTTAAATTGATCAAATATATATTGTCAAACTCGTATTTTTTCGAATTGTTTTTGTATAATCGTGTGCACAAAGAAATGACAAACAGTGAAAGTATTAATAAAGTTATGATCAATATGTAGATCTTACTATTGGCTACTACCATTGTTATTTATATTTCAAAAGTTTATATTTTTAGAATTGTTTTTTTCATCGCTCTGAAACTATTCTTATTTATTTCATCCTGGTTGAAGAGATACCAAGTTTTTAGCGACACAGTCCTACCAGGTCTTTGTGCTCTACCTATGACTTGCTTCTCGATTTCCAAATTAAAATAGTGATAAATTATTACATCGGTTGTATTTTCCAGATTCACTCCGCTACCGAAAGCCCTTGAATTTATCAATAACACATCGACATCTTGATTTTTATACATGTATAAGTTTGATTTAAGGCTTGTGCCTTTCAGTATTCCATATTTTATTTCCAATCTTTCCAGAATATCAACGAACTTATTAAACGCTTTTTCATACTCTGAAAATATCAAGATCTTACTTTTTTTATTTTCAGCTTTGATTTTCTTTAGAAGCAATTCCAATGTTGATAGTTTATTGTAGATATGTGATTGTTCAGCTTCAATATTTTTATCGTTGACTACCATCAACGAGTCACAATACTCTTTAACATTTGCTTTACACAAAGGACATGTGTTTTTAATCTTAAACCACCTACATATGCACTCCAAACAAAAAGAGTTTCCACAACATTTTATTACAGTTTTTGTTTTTACTTGATCATAACATATACTACAAATTTCGCCATTTTTTATTCTTTCTGTCAAATATTCAATTTTCAATGTTAAGTCCCTCTCATAATCCCTCAACTGTAGTAATCGTTTATTGTG